CTCATCAGCGGATTTTTGCAACAACGCCATTGCTTTTGTTTTTGCGTCTGGATCATTGCTTTTAAGTAATGCTTCAACCTGTGCTTGTACTTTGTTTAAAATCTTGTTAGCACCTTCATTGCCTAAATCAACTGAAAGATTGCTAACAATAGTATCAATTAAGCTTGTGTCCGTGTCTGTTGCCGTCAAAGCAGGGGTTTGATTTTCTAGTCCAGCGTCTTTAAAAATAGTTGTAATTGCATTGTTATCAAACCCTTGTGCTGCAAGTATTTTTGCAATAGCATCGCTGTCAGTTGGTTTGTTAGCTTTCTCCCATGCTGCACGTAGTTTCTTCTGTGTAACTTGGTTAGTATATTCGCTTGCAACTTGCCCAAGTTTTGTAGATGCTTTGGCAGCTACGCCCTTTGCNAGTCCTTTTGTTTTATCCCATGCACCTTTAAAATCTAATTCGTTTAGTGCCTCTGTAGTTTTTCTCTCTGTACCTGCAACGCCTGCTGCACCTGCATTGGCTGCCGCTGCTAGACCCTGCGATAGTGTTCGCACATGCGATTCAAAATCAGTTGCAACCTTCATTATGGCACTGGATGCGGCAGATTGATCTGACAGCTCCTTACCGATAAATGTAGACACAAGATCTGTCAATGCTTTACCGCCTTTTTCGGAAGAAGTAAATTGTCTAACTAACTCTTGTGGATACGGAGTACGATCGGCCAAATTTTGCAAAAGTTTGCTAGCATCATTTAGTTTTCCGTCATTAACCAACTGCTGAGACTTGTCGATTATATTTTGTATAGCTGCTATTTCTTTAGGTGTTCCTAGGAAGTTTAGGTAAGCTGATTTAACATTGCCTTGACCATCATCGATATTAATTTTTGTTTGATAGCTTGAAATGTTTACACCCGGGTCAGCTGCTGTTTGCACGGTATAGACATTTCTAATCATAGGATCACCAATTAGGTGTTGAAGTTCGTCTACACCCATATGTGCGATAGCACCAACCATTGCACCCCATAATCCTTTGCCGGCGGCTGTGCTGAGTTTCTCGCCTTTTACAAGTTCCATTGCAAATCTCAAGAAATAGCCAATTACGGCTGACTTACTAACTCCTGCTACTGCTAGCATCGGTGCCACTGTTACCCCACCAGTACCTAGGGTCACAGTTGCCAACAGTGTAAGAACTGAAACAATTCCTGCGCCATACATAGGATGTTTTCTTAGCCATGCACCTAACTCTTTTGTAAGTTTGCTTAGCTCGCTGTCTGGACCGCCAACTGCTGATTCTAGCTTTGCGACTGCCTTATCGTACAGTTCATCTATATTTTTAACAGTTTTTGTGTTTTGTAACAGCTCACCTATTTTGTTTTTTATTTTGGTTTGTAATGCAACAGCTTGCGCAAGTTTTTTCCCACCTACTTTGGCTACATCAACTGCTTTGCCGGCTACGTTTTTACCAACATCAGCTGCTTTTCCCAAGGCTGTTCTATTCTGCCCACTGGCATTGGCATGATCAACTGCTTTTCCAAACAGTTGTGAAATTTGGGTTGGGTCTAAATCTGCTTCAGCTACAAAGGTTAGAAATTCAAGCAAGAGGGGTAGTGCTTCGTGTTCCCATTGGCTGAAATATTGTGCTTCATCAATAGAAACACTTTCAAATATTCCCAAATGTGAAAATGGTATACTGGTAGTGTTTAACAACGATGTACGGTTGGATGCTGTTTCAAAAAGAATATTGATTTGTAATGGTGTTAACTTTGACAAGTCAACTATATCGGTAATTTTCATGGATTGGCTCCGGCTAAGGCGTGCATAGCAAGTTGCAGTTGATATAATATGTTTGCCGCATTATCGGCTTGTTGGTTACCTGTTGGAACAGGCTTTTGCGGAGCTACTGCAGGATTATATGCAGATGCAGATGCAGCCGGCGCTGGTTGAGCAGCTGGTGTGGCAGGAGCAGCAGTAGGGGTAGTAGGTGTGGCTGTTCCAGGTGTGCCTGCTGCTGAGGTTGTATTTTGAGATATCCCGCCAGCTGCATCCTCTAAGTGCTTAATGGCTGCCAGCTCTAAAATGTAGGTTACAATCGCTTGCCCAGTTTGCATGCTTTTAGGATTAGCAGGATCTCCACTAATAGTGCTAGCCGAGTTTCCCCATGTAGTAGGTGGAGGCATTGTCAGCTTGCTTGCGTCAAGTATTTTTTTTACACCAGTTTTGGTATCGTTGGATATTATAATTTGTTTTGCGTCTTCGGGGCTAATACCTAGTTGGTTTTTTATAGTTAGATATTTAAACAACGAATTCCATGTTACATCGCTAAAGTCTTTCTTAAGCCTTCCCATATATTGTGCAAACTTGTTAAGAGCAAGTTTGGTAAGGTCGCTTACTTCACGCTGACCGTGTTTTCTTGCTCGCGCAACTGGATCTAGTACAGGTGCAACCTTTTTAAGAAAATCGAGAATACCTTCATCCATCTCAATGCTATTTTTGTTTTCTACAATCTGGATGAGGTCTCGCATACTACTGCTCATCTTTCTTTCCTTATTTCTTTAATTTTGCGTGTGAACTTTTTGTCGTCTTCGCTCATTATGCTACGATGCAGTCGTTTAACAAGGTCTTCGGCTTGTTCGTCTGGATAGGTTTCTCTTATTAATCTCACTAGATTAATTGCACTAGCTATTAGATGTGTAGCCCGGCTTTCTATAACTGTATGTTTACTTTTTGCGGGAACTATAGCATCAAGCTCGTCTATAATGTTTTTTAATGCGTCCACGTGAAGGTTCCTTATAATCGTCTGATATTTATGTTCAATTGGTGCTGTATATAAATAGCATTACATTTCGGAGACATTCATGACACAGTTTACTGCAGAAAATTTTAGAGTTATAGTTGACAAACTTAACGAATACATGTTTGCAGTTACAGAAGACGACTCTGTGCCCAGCAACGTAAGTCAGCCTGTGTCTACGCTGTTAACAAAGCCTGCTGATATTAAAAAAATCTCCGGAAGCCTTGATGTTGATGCACTTATATCAATGCTTGAAATTCCAAATGACATGCAATCTAATTTTAAAAGCGCACTAACTGCGCTGCAGGAAGATAATCCAACATTGAGTCCAGGGCAAGCATTGGCATTGGCTACTGCGTTTGATCATCTATTGAGTTCGTCATCTATTCAAAAAGCACAAACACTGGGCAAGATCAAAACGGTAGGCGCAGCAAACGTAAGTGAGACAAAAGAAGATACCAGTAAACACGTAACAATAGACGATGTTATTAAGTGTGTTCAGGGAGCTAGCGAGGCTAGTCCTGTGGCAAAATTGCAAACAACAAAATTAGTTACATATCTTGGTAATGGTATTAAAAATCGCAATGTAGATGGTGGTATGCGCCATGTAATGACAGGTGTTGTCGACGCAATAAATGCTGCTCAAAGCGGTAAAGAAACAGATGCACTAAAACACATATCAAGTATGGTAAATCATGTCGAAGGCGATAAACACGCCTTCGACAGTGAAATATTTCCTAATCTAATTGTAAGTCTAATGCTGCTAGTTGGTGATATTCTACAACACGCTGCAAAGTAACATTATCTTCTTACCAATGATGTTAATGCACTGAGATCTTTGATGCTTTTATTTGCATCATTTTGTTTTTTATCTGACTCATCTTTCTTTGCTGCTGCTGAATTTTTTCTGCGTAAATCTGCAAACTTGTCAGCTGAGCTAGCTACAACTGGTGTTGCACCGTCGTCATCGGCGTTGAAAATACGTAGTGTATTTTGGTCAAAACCAAGATTTACTTTACTTCCTACACCACTAGACGAACGTGTTTTCAAAAACTGTACCTGATATTGTCCCCGCTCTTTCATAGCTGTAGATGCAAAAATTGATATAACATTGTCCGCTGTTTGAATTTTTGAAATACCGCCTGAAATATGACTGTGATCGTGTTCTTGTTCTTGAACTGATGACCGATTTAACTGTGCTGCTGTTTGTCCAATCATTTTACGTTCAACCATTAACCCTCTTAGTTCTTCGGTAACAAACTTATCCTTAACAAACAAGTTACTTGGGTCAATTTTTTTATTGTTCGGAAACAACAAGTCGAGGTAATCAACAACTAATGCATCGGCTTTTTTTCCAGTTTCAATTTCATAGTTTTTGAGATATGCTTTGATATCGTTTACAGTGCTACCTTGCGGCATTTGCTTAACATGCATACTGCCGCTTTTGTGGCCAGCTTGTTTTACACGTATTTCAACTTCATCTAGCTTGCGGAATATTTCTTTAGTTGCCACTTCACTAAGCATACTGTCCATTCTCATTGAACACAGTTCTTCACTGAGCTCTAGTGAAATATAGATAACATTAAGACCTTGTTTAGCAAAGTTAAGTGCAATATTTTGCAAAAACAATGACTTACCAACACCCGATCCTGCGCACCATATGGTAATCTCGCCTCTGTTTACCCCGCCATATAACTTGTCGTCTACATCGCGCCATCCAGTACTGATTTGTCCATTGTTGTCTTTAATACGAAGAAGCCTTGCACGAGGATCGTGGAAGTAGTTGGTACCAATATCACTTTGCAAGCTGATTAGTATTGCTTCGCGTACACGTTTTTCAACTTCGCCATAATTACCTTTTTCTATAAGATCTACTGCGCTTAAAACAGCGTCAGCAAGAGCTCTATTTTTACAAAACTCTTCAATTTCATCCAAAAATGCATCTTGATGTTGTGCGGTAATGTTGTCAATTTTTGTAAAATTCATCCCTGTTTCGGCATTAACCTGCTCAAACTTTGGTAATACACTGTAATTCTCAGCATGACTTAATATAAATCGCATAGCAGGACGAAGTTTATTAACAAAATATGTTGCATTGAGTATATTTTGACACCGGGCAAATATTTCA